CAGACATACCTTATCCAAAGGTAAGAGTCGAATGGATAGATTGTGTTAGTGACTCTGCATGGGCTACAGACAAAGAGTTTGATAAAATGAAGTTAGCTACACCTGTAAACGAAGGTTGGTTGTATTCTAAAGATAAACATTCAATTAAGTTGTTTGCATCTTATGATAAGGATGAAGATGGTATTACGTTTGGTGACAGAACAATGATACCTACTCCGTGGGTGAAGAAGGTGACGAAACTTTCTTAAGTCTTGGTAATCTTTTTTCTTTTACTTTCTGTTTAACATCATCAGCTGTAACATCTTGTAACAAAGGTGAGTATTCATCTAAAATACTTTTTAATTCTTTTTCCATCTCTTCTTTGGACATGTCATCTAACTTACCAGTCCTGATAATCTTTTGTTCAACATACAATCCTGCTGCCTTACCACGTGCTACCTCTGCATTGTTTGCAGCTGAGAAAGCACCTTTCTTTAGTGCAGCCTCTCTTATCTTACCCAGCTCTGATATGTGTCTCTCGTAAGTCACTTCGTATTTCTTTTGATATTCTTCTCTAATCTCACCAATGTATTTTACTACGAGTGGATATTTTTTTGGGTTACGTAATTCTGATGCTCTGACGTAAGCAGAGTCTTTGTCATAGCCAGCTTCGATAGCACACTCTGTTGGTGTCTTTCTACCTTCGTTGGTTACCAACAGCTGTGCGAATCGCTGTTGCATTTCTGTTAATCTCTTTGGAACTCCCATGATTTGACATTTAAAGTAAGATAGAGTAAAAGTCAATCCATGATAAATGCGAAAGAACTAGCTAGACAGTTAGATAGGTTTCTTAAATCACCCACATGTCAAGAGGCTAGAGTAGTTGTGAAGTTACCACAAGGTGAGTTTCATTCTCCAGATGGTCAGTTTGATATTTTGTCTATAACTTTATTTGAGAATAATATAATTGGTGCAAGAGAAAGTCATAGACTTGTGATAGAATTATCTACTCAACAGAGCTGGCAAATGGGTAAAGTTAAGAAAAAACTGTAGGTTAGAATTACTCTAAAAAACAGATGGGACCAGAGGCTAAATTCTATAAATATTTTAAGAAAAACACACCCAATATTTCTTACACAAGAATAGAAAATACAAGTGCTTTGGGCACGCCAGATGTATTGGCATACAATAAAAATAATACATTTTTCACAATAGAATTTAAAGTAACTAAAAGTAAAAAAGTGCGTTTCTCACCACACCAAATTGCCTTTCATGTGAGGCATCCGATCAATAGTTTTATCTTAGTCCAGACCCCTGATGCTTGCGGCTTGAAACTTTATGAGGGCTTGAAGATTAGGGAGCTTGTCGCTTGCGGCTTGGAGCTTGATGCTTGCGGCTTGGGGCTTGACGCTTGTCGCTTGAAGCTTGAGTCTCTGTAGGCGCACGCCCGTCAGAGTCCGTCGACTCGTCCGGGCTGATGGCCTCCTTCTTCAAAGAAGCTCGTAATTTTTTATAATAGTTTGGGTGATGCCACATTAATGTTTACCGTATGAAACTACTTTTACATCACCATCCCAACATTGTCTACAGCTGCCACACTTGCCGCCCTGTGCAGGTGCCGGGCAAGTCGCGCCAGTCTCTACAACCATCGAAGAGTTGGGCCAGCTGTCGTTACGCTGCCCCACCATCGGAGGTGAGAACCGGATAACGAGATTGTCAGGCTTGCTGGCCAGATGGTCCTTGATCCATGCTTCACGTGTTGGCAGCCAGTGGTTGGTCTCTGGTGTTAACCTGCAGATTTCAAAAATTTTTTGCAAGTGCTGCTGGTCCTGTACGTCGCCGGCATCATGCCACCTGAACCACTTCTGGCGCTTGATCACCGCAGCCATGGCCTGGACCCAGTCAGGATGCTTCATTGCTTCCAGCCTCCTGTATTGCGCTGCTTTGATTGCCGGGTATCTGGTGTAGTTACCCTTCAGGGCATAGCAGCTGGCACAGACTGAGCCCTTAACCTTCCGGAGCTTCGAACCTGTTTTGCACTCCCATGCTGGCAGACTGTAACTCAGGCCCGGCATCTTACTTGTTCTGGTAAATCCTTCTGTAATTTTAATTGCTTCTTTTACTTTCATATCTCCTATAAACTCCTATAACATTATATTGAGCTCTTGTCAAGCTTGCGGCTTGGCGCTTGCAGCTTGCGGCTTGATGCTTGTAGCTTGGGCCTTGTTCCTGAAGCCAGCGCCAATGGCCCAGATAAACCCGGGCCATTGGTGCTCCTGGACGGCGGCTCACTTCTTCTCCTCCTGATGGTCCTCTAACCATTGCGCGATATAGTTATTCGCAATGAAGAAGCCCAGCCAGAGCAGTCGCTGCTCTTCAGGTATATGCATTCCGATGTAATCGGATACTTCCTTTTCAGTTTTAAATGTGACTACAAAATTATTCTTTTCTATTTTCATATTTATTCCTTTCTAAATTCATCCTATACTATCCCAGACCTGTTGTCAAGCTTGAAGCTTGCTGCTTGCGGCTGCCGGTAGGTCTCACCCGGCTTTACCCTAGCGCATGCCGCGCATAGCGTCCAAGACCAATTGGACCGCAAGGACCTGTATAAAGCCGCGGGCACTAGGCCAGCCGCACAGGCCACAATTTGGGGTGATGATTATGATACACCCCAAATCTAATTATTTATCAGTGCATAACTTCCATAAATAATTTATATCCTATATAATACTTGACAATGGTATTGTCAAGTATTATAACAATTTTTATGAAAGGAAATATAAATATGGAAAAACAAAAAAGAATAACACTTAACGCTGACAAGCGTAAAGTGATTGCTGATGTGTTTCAAGATCATTTTGAAAGTAATTCAAAATATAAGAAAGCATGGCAAGAGGCAAAAGAAACTTACAACAATTTGCGAGAACAAGCAAAAGTTAAAATCAATCAACTTGTAAGATTTCATCAACCACAAGAAGATGTAGACACAATTCGTTCTATGATTAATAAGTATGGCGAAAGTGGTGGAAGATTATATGATGATAATTGTTTTCATGTTCAAAACTCTACACCTCGTATGGACACCGATTACAACGACAATCCTGTTGAAAAATATGATGATGTTCATGTTGAGTTTAAAGCAGATAAAGAATTTTTAACTGCTTACTATCGTGATGAGATGAAAGCAAAAGGCATTGACGCAGATTATGATGTAAGACTTAACAACCAATACGACAAAAGAAATCCAACTTATTATAATTCAGAAAGTGCAGTTAATAATTATTTGGGTTATGGTGGTCGTAATGATGTAAGTGGACAATCAGATTTCCAAAAAGATAAATGGGAAAATGATTTTAAACTTATTGTTATTGGAACATCTTATTGTCATAGTCGTATGTTTCAAACTAATGAAACAGAATATAAATGGTTTCAAGATTTTAATGTTGCAAGAGATAATATAATTCTTGCACATAAAAATCTTTTTGACCATGTTGATAAGAAAATGCAGAAACTTAAACTTGGTCTAAAATCATACAGATACTTTGACCAAGCAAAAGAACTTGCAGATAAACTTGGTGTTGTTTTAAATGAAAGTATATTAGACGCACATTCTAGTATGGCTCTTTCAATTTATAGTCCAACAAATCTAGCTGATCTTTTGACAGATGAGGTTGAACAAACTAGAGAGGAAAAAATTGCAATCGCTAAACAATTACTCCAAGAACAACAACAATCTATAAATTAGTGATTGACATATATGGGACTATCCTATAAGGTAGTCCCATAACATAGAAAGGTATAAAATGGAAAACAACAAACAATTTAAAATTACTTTTTGGGCGAAGAAACACAAAAAGCATATAACAAGAAATGCAAAGTGGACAGAACTTTGTAGATACTTTACATCTAAACAAGGTACACCTTGTATTACTTATTATGATGAAGACGCACAAGGTTATAGAACAGCAACTACAACTTGGAAAGTGAGGTTGTAATGACAAGATTTGAATTTTACAGCTGTCTTTTCTTTTTTGGAATAATCGTAATGTTGGGGGTAGTATGAGCGACTTTAATTGGTGTCATGGTCCGAGTTGCCATAAGAAACATACAGTTGACAGAGTGCGAGGTGTTAAAGGTTCAAAGGTTTTAAGAACTCGTAAGATTAAAACATACCCAGGCAACAGAGGTTTTTATAATTATTTCTGTAGTCAAAATTGTTATGACAATTTTGCTAATGACTATATCGAACAAGTTATAGCCATTGCACCGAGGACCGAGTGCCTTGAAACACCTATCCTGGACCCTGTAAGAACTAAACATAACAACTCTTACTATAATTGGTATGACACAAAAATAGAGGTTGACAACTCCAGGTCAACTGATGTAGGATAATCCCATGATAGAAAGAATAAAAGCAACAAACCCTTATTCCGGTGAGAGCGAAATGCTTACACCAGAAGAACATAAATTGTATATAGAAATCAAAGAGGCAGAACTTAATGAGGACTATAAAACAATGCAAAAAGGTCTAAGTAAATTTAGTAAGCTTAATGCTAAAGCTTACATGACTTTATTAGATTAACCTTTCTAGCCTAGGCCCTAACGGGCCTAGGCCTAATAGAGGTACCAAGCAATTTTCAAAATTCCAAACTTTTTTATTTATTAAATAGTGTATAGACAAAGGGGTCCCACAGGGTACACATATATGCCGAGTTTTGTATGGTCAAACCCTCAAAAATCATTATAAGTGCAAATTAAACATGTAAAAAAATTTTACAAAAATTTTTCGAAATGCAAATAGATCTAGATAAAATAAATAAACTGCCGCCTGATGTCAGAGACCGGTTTCAAAAACTACTAATCAAGTACAAAGAAGAAGATAAAAAAGAACTTGCACAGAATGACTTTCTTGCATTTACCAAAACTATTTGGCCAGAGTTTATTGAAGGTGAACATCACAAAACAATTGCAGATAAATTTAATAAACTAGCAACAGGAGAAATAAAAAGGTTGATAGTGAATATGCCACCAAGACATACAAAGTCTGAGTTTGCATCAACACTATTACCAGCATGGATGATTGGTAAAAATCCAAAGCTAAAAATTATACAGACCACTCACACAGGAGAACTTGCAGTTCGTTTTGGTCGTAAGGCTAAGACACTAATTGACTCTCAAGAGTATCAACAAATATTTAAGACAAGACTAAGAGAAGACAGCCAGGCCGCTGGTCGCTGGGAAACTGCTCAAGGTGGGGAGTACTTTGCCGCTGGGGTCGGTGGAGCAATTACAGGTCGAGGTGCTGATCTTTTGATAATCGATGACCCTCACTCTGAGCAAGATGCCATGAACATGGGCGCACTAGAGAGAGCATACGAATGGTATACATCAGGTCCAAGGCAACGTTTACAACCAGGCGGAAAAATAGTTTGTGTTATGACACGTTGGAATGTAAAGGACCTCACAGGAATTCTTTTGAAGAACCAAACAGAACCCAAATCGGATCAATGGGAGTTGGTAGAGTTTCCGGCAATAATGCCGAGTGGTAAACCCGTATGGCCGGAGTACTGGAAGATCGACGAACTGGAATCAGTGAAGGCATCATTATCACTCGGCAAATGGAATGCACAGTGGATGCAAAACCCAACATCAGAAGAGGGTGCAATCTTAAAAAGAGAATGGTGGCAAGACTGGGATAAAGATTACATACCACCATTAGATCATGTGATACAATCTTACGATACCGCGTTTATGAAAAAAGAAACTGCAGACTACAGTGCAATAACGACATGGGGAGTGTTTAGAGAATCAGAAGAAGGACCACCTAAATTAATTTTACTCGATGCATTAAAAGATCGATATGAGTTTCCAGAGTTACGTAGAGTTGCAAAAGAGCAATACGATTACTGGCAA